TCAAACATTATCATTATCTTCTCCTCCATTATATTGTTTCATCCAATCTGTTAAATACATTCTAGCTTTATCTTTAGGTAATTCAAAATGTTTTTCCAGATATACACCTGCTCCAAACATATTAGTTTCACCAGTTTCTCTTAATTGCTCAAGATATAGATAAACTTCGTTTCTCCAAAATTCATCATTTACCATTTTATCTGGTAAATCTTCTTCTTCCATACAATCTTCACACATCCTTTCATCAGTATCCATAAATTGTTCTTCTACCTGCTTTTCACATTGACAGCAAGTCCATCTTATATTTCCCATTATTCATCTCCTTTATGTCCTATTGATGTAACCATATTGATTTTTTCTTCTCTATTTCTATTCCATTCTTTTGCTATTTCTTTATTAATATCAGATATACGAACAACATTATGTTCATCAGCTGTTGTTGGTTCTCCATCTAATATTGATTGTATCATGTCATCTAAACCTAGTGTCTTGTTTGCAATCTCTTTTAATCCATTTTCTAACCATTCAATGCGTAATTCAAGTTCTTGTTCTAAAGACGTTATTGGTTCTAATGTTTTAGACATACTAAGCCTCTTCAATTTCTTCTACTTGTGTTAATACAGCTCTAAGATATTCATTACCATTCTTTGCTTTACCTGGCCATATGGCTAGTTGTAATTCATATTTCTCACCACCTATCTCAAGTTCAAACTTATTACCTGAATATGGAGGTCTGTTTCCATCTGTTTCTTTGTTCTGAAATGCATTTCCTGAACCTACTTTAGTGTATTTATTAGGCATAACTATTCCTTTCTTTTAGTTTCTTTTTTGATTCTACTGCTTTGACTATTTCATCACAGCATTTTGGGTGATACCATGAGTTGCTATATACTTTTATATTACTTCCTTTCTTTATAATATTAAAGCATAGAGGACAACATGACATCCTTTTTGCTTTCATTAATGTAGATACTTTAGGCATATCTATTTAAATGGTGATTCTAAGAATTTCTTTAATCCTTTTACTATTCTTGACCAGAATTTATCTTCTTCACCTCTGAAATTGTTTGGTATGTTTTTCTTTTTTCTCGGCATTTTTAACCTCTTTTTTTATTTTTATTAGTGTTGTTCTTAACTTGTCAAGTTTTCTAGCTCCAAATTTCGTCATTCTATCTCTTTCCCATCCTAAATCATTGACACATTCTTCCATTACTTCTAGTAATTCCTTCCTTTTCATCATTACTCCTAATTTACAGCTTACGCAATATTTTCTTTTCAATTTATATGTAGGCAATGAATCATAATATATAGTTCCACCAGTAAATTTGATTTCCCATACAGTATTACATCCATTACAAACACTAAGTCTGTTTGATTCTTTGCTATTGTTATTAATACTTCCAGATTTTTTCTGGTTATGAGTGCTTTTACTACCAAGCATTTCTATTACCCAGTCCATATCTTCTCCTTATATATTAGGAGCATGGTAGCGAACCACCAAGCCATTTCATTTAAGTCACCTTTTATTGTGAATAATCGCATTTTTGCTCCTAATAATTTAAGAGAGATAAAAGTCTGAGTTTTATGTGCAAGACCACAGGTACCAATGTCAGCTAAACTCTCTTATTAATTATAAGCTGGCGTGGATAGTTACAACGCATCAAGTTACAAGACTCCTGTTAAGGACATAGTTAGACTTCAGCATGCACGTGCCACCACTACCAGCTTAATTACTTAAAATGGAACGTCAGTATCCTTAGGTGCTTCTTTACGAGCTCCGTCATTCCAAGGAAACACATTTAATACTCTTAATGATGTTTTATCTTCTCCATCTTTATTAGTATATGTATATGCTTTAACATCAACTAGTGAAGGCATACCGATTACATCTTCTTCTTCTATCTCGCTTAACTCGATAGAGCCATTCTCATTAGTTGGAAATTCAATACCTATATTAGTAAAGAATTCCTTGTACGTTCTGTTTTTCCATCTTTGGTCTTTAGGCAATTTTGGTGTTAACCATACGCCTGCTGACCTGTATTTCTTTCCAGTCATAAATCCTGCAGAAATCATTTCAGGTTCACCATCTTTATCCAATGGCTCATACACATTATCATTTCTAACATATTTATGAACTTCCATACTTTTACATTCTTCAGCAAGAGTGAATTCAATATTGAATACTTTACTTCCTGAATCGAATGTTCTTACATCAAAGCCTGAAACATGAGCTGGATATTTACCTGGATTAGCAGCTTGGTATCCATCTGTTCCATCTTCAAATGTAGCATCAAATTGTTTCATCAATACTCCAATTACTGTTCTTTAGTTGCATATTTATCAAGCAGTTTATTAAACTCTTGCCTGAGGTTAACCATGTCTTTAGATGGCTTAGATTGTTTACCAAGTCCTTTAAAATATAGCTGAGGATATACTTTCCCTTTGCCATTTGTAAAGTAATACTTGATTCCACGAGCTCTAGTGCCTACAAGATTCTTGCTTTCAAGCTCTTTTACAGCTTTAGTATCAAGTACACCAGCTTTCTTTAAGTCATCTACTTCTTTTATTGTTAATCGGCCCATGCCTTTTCCTTTCCTTGTTTATAAGTTACCTCATTTATATCTGTTTCGCCTTCTACTGCGAAGCTGAAATAACTTGGGTTTACGGTTATTTGTTCACTTTTATCTGTTTTAAAGCACATCATATTCTTTCCATGAAACTGTTTTGTGCCTTCATAGATTACATTCTTAAAGGTACATCCGTCATTCATTCCTACTGTATAACGGGAACCTTCTGTCAGAATCTTTTCACTATAATGTTGATTCATTATTTCATTTCCTTCAGTTTATCCAATGATTGTTCAAAGTTATATGAATTTATTTCTCTGGTATCTATCTTTTCAGCAATAATAGTATGAGTATCTTCATTCACATTACCAGCTAAATCAAGTAATTGCTGTATCTGACTTGTTTCTAATTCATATTCATCTATCTGATTACGATAAACATCATCAGCAATATTCATATACATATTAAATGCTTTCTTAATAGTATCAGTATTAGCAGCTTTTAAATCATTTCCAACGTCTACAAATTCGTCTGAACCTCGTTTCTTCTGTATTCTATGAGCTGCAACACAATCACCTTCTCTCCATATACCATTGTCAAACCATTTTAATCTGCCATGTACTTCATATGCTTCACTTCCTAATGCTGCACACTTTATGATAGTCCAACTCCATCCGGGATAAAACTTATCAGCTAAGTCTCTCATATAACCATATCTAACATAATCAAGACCCATCTTTTGTTGTATATACTTTTGAGGTGTCTTCATATTGCTAACAGTTTTATGATAACCATGATGTTGCTTACGACTCTCTATATTCTGTATAGAACTCTCATTAAGCACAGCTATCTTATTGTCTTTCTTTGCCATTTTGCTTCCTTTTATTTAATACAATGTTGTTTATATTGACAGTATTTACACTCCCAATCTTGCATTGGTACACCTACTGCTCCATTCGGAGGAATAGATTCAATACCTTCTTCTTCATCTGTAAAATCATTCAAATCATTCCAATATGCTATAGCTGCGTGTAAAGCATCTGCAGATATTTCTGTCGTTTTCATCTTTGAATCATTTTTATTATACCATACTATATTGATAGATATATTGTTTTTAATCTTATCAATCTCATAATTAATCTCTGTTGAGTTAAAATGAGGTAAGTCAGGCATAATTTCCTTTAGCATTCCTAATGCATATGTTGCTACCTGTAGCTCATAGTGTCCAAACGAAGGAATCATATTAATACTTTGCTTTACAGCGTTTCTACCAAACTTTCTAGTCCAACTATAAGAAGCAAGAGTTTTTAAATCGCTAACATATATTTCTATGTTATTGCCTTCCTTTCTTATAAAACAATGGTCTAGATGACCAACTACATTAAACTCAGGTATCTTTATTTCATGTTCTAATAGTACTTCTACTCCATCCGAAGGTTCTGCCTCAGATAAAGCTTGTTCTACATCAGAATGAACTATAGTACCAAGTCTTAATAGTCTTTTAGTCCTTTGGTCAAATGGTTCAGGCTCAAATCCGTTGACTCTATACCACTGTTTCTTGTAGCAACTGCCAGCAGATGAACCTGAAAACCATTCTTCGTATTCTTTATACTTTTCCTTACGCTCTTCTTGGAGCCTGTCAAGGTAGTCATCATATATTGTCTCTAAGTTCAACAATATCAACTCCTTTTGGTGTAGAGAATTTACTTTAAATCAATGAATTTGTCAAGTTTTCCACTCTTGCAAATATATAATCCGGTGCCTTCTCAAAGTATTTTAATAAAGCAGGACATAACCATCCTTCCATATTCTCATCATCCCATGAATACCAATTTCCTTCATGTTCTTCATGCAATTTTGTCAATGATACATTCATTCCTGGAAATGAACCTGCTGAAAATATCAATTTAAATCCATTCTCAGCATTTTCTATTCCATTCATTTCTATTAGCTTGTCTATCATTTCTGGAATTCCAGCTACAAATGGTTCTTTTACAAGACCAGCTGCTTCATCATCAAATACCCACGAACCTTTATCGAAATAAGGGTTAATAACCATTAATGAATTAGTTAACATATTTCAAAACCTCCTGATTGTTCACAAAACTCTGCAAATCTTACTACCTCTTCTGATTCAAATGGATAATGAGTTCCAAAGTTATTTTTCTTGCCTTTACCGCTACACCCATTACAAGTATAACTAGGGTCTTTCTTTCTTGCTTCTTTTCCTATCTCATCTCGTCTTTCTCCAGTTCCTTCACATATATCACATTCTTCTTTAGGTAGTGATGTTAGATATTCTTTGTATCCTAATTCATATTTCATGATAGAACCATCTTTATCTAACTTCTTTAACCTTGAAGCAATTCGATTTGCTTTAGTTTTAGATATTCTATGTCCATCATTAAATTCGCCATTTTCCATATCTTTCTCTGTCAGTATATCATCACAAGATACAGTCACATATTGCCACAATGGTCTCCAATACCATACATTAGCTCTAAAATATGAACCGGGTGTTTCATCTTGGTATTTAAAGAAAGCATCTGCTTGTTTTTTATTTCCCCAATCTGTTATAACAGGCTTAGGTGTGTCTCCTTTTGGATTTAATCCATATAAATCGAATCCCATCATATCCTCCTTTAATACAGTTTAATTGGGTTACGGTTGTTGTAATTATACACTTCTTCAATCATTCTAAGATAATCAAAGACTCTTGTACAATATACAAACTTCATTGGCACTTGTTCTACTTTGTGCAACATCTTCTCATGCTCAAATTCAGGATGAGTCATTAAATCCATGTACACTTTTAAGAATGTACGATGACGGTATATCTTGTCATTGAAATCTCTGAATTGCTGTATTTTACTAAGCAAATCATGTACAAGGTCTAATCTCTGTGTTACCCTGAATTCACCTCTTCTAAACTCATCAAGCATAGTCTTATCATTTCTACCTGATAATATATGTATTAGTGTTGAAATAGGATATTGATATTTCTTACGAAACCCAGATAATACTTTATAGTCATGTATTCCTCTGCTGCAATAATGATGTAATGAATCATGAAGAGTCCATTTATCTTGCACAGAATTAACCATACCTATATCATCAATAGCCATATCAGAAAATCTATAATAAATAGGTAATCCTAGCTCTTTGCAAGTTATAAACCTATGCTGACCATCACTTATAATCAGTTTATCACCAGATTCACTTATAGCAACTTTAATCTCATTTTCACTAGTTAAATCTTTACGCTCAATCTCTTCTTTAAGCTTAGATGATTTTCCTGGTTTAATAAGTCTGTTGCTTTCTATAAGCATAAACTTATCATAATCAGTAGTTACAAATGTAGGGACTAAGAATTTCTTGTCTCCAGATGCTATTGCTTCTTGTTTTCTTGTTAATTTTATTTCTTTAGTTTGCATCATACTTCCTTTGTTTTAGTTCTAAAATAATAAACAGATTGCCATCCACAGTCTTCATCATACCAACATACATCATCAATTTTTACAGGGCAATGCTCTTCTATGTATAATATGTCTTCATCTTTAATATAATCCCAATGTCCAATTCTTAGCATTTTAATACCAGTTGCTTCGAATCCTCTTGGATTAGATATGAATTCTATATCATCTTTATTGTATCCTTTCATTACTAACAATAGTTTCATTTTATGCTCTATTGGAGTAACAGCAGGATATGTTCCAGTATATATCATCATTAAACAGTTTTATTCTTATTAAGTTTACGTTTTTTACGAGCAATTTGAGCTGGTGTACGACCATTCTCTTTTAATTTTTCGTTAATTTTACGTTTATTCATTTTATTAAGCTTACTATTTCTCATTATTCATCATCCTCTGTAATAACATTATGTTCACTTTGACCTAATACCCATCTTAATGCTTTGACTTCACCTTTCACCTTAAAATATTCTCTATCTCTGTATGCGGTTGAACTGTTATCAGATTCAAGCTTCAATAGTCTTTCATACGCATCAACAAGACCTTGTATTATTTCATCAACTGTTAGCTTTCTCATTATACTTCCTCAGCATATTCAGATAAATCAAGATTAGGTAAAGCTCCTGCAACAATACCACCATGCTTTTCAATAACATCAATAATAACAGATGCTGGTACATAAGCATATACTGTTTCAGTTGGTTCATCTCTATCTTCACAATAATCCATCAATAAATCTTCTTTTTCAGTTGGGAATCCTACTTCAACATGACTATATGACATAGCAGATCCATTAACCTTTGGACTACAATAATGATTATCAGATGCTTGTACAGACATTTTAAAATTATCTTTACATACTACTATTTCTCTTCTTGGTTGAAAATCAAACATTTTATCTTCCTTTTTTGCTTTCAGTTCTTTGTGGTGATACATATTTTGTCTTTCTACCACCATTCCTTAATGAATACTTAGGCTGTGGCTTCTTACTATCTGGCATAATCTTTACCCTGCCATTAGGTATTTGTACAACAGTTACATCACCTTCAGTATATACATCAGTAATTCTATCTTTTACATCTTTCTGTAGTTCTTTAACTGTTATTTGGTAATCATTTACTGGTTTCATATTATCCTCTTTAATTAAAAAGTTGCCTGCTTTCTTCTGCTGGCAGCAGGCGAACCAGTTGCACACTTGCAAATAACATACTGCTGTGTGCTGCTACCTCACAGAATAGCACAGTATGTCATGGGTTGGGATGCAAATTACTTGTTCCTTAATATGAGGACTGCCATCCCATGTATGAGACAAACACACAATACAACAACCAAACAAATATCAAATATCATTATAAGTCCTCATCAAAACTATTAACATAGTTAAGGCATTGTGAATATGTGCCTATAAAATGTACAAAATTGCCTACATTATCCCAAACAACAAATGATTTATGGTTTACTTTCTCGATACTCATATTTTGCTCCCGTTTAAATGGAAAGATAAAACTATACAGGATTCACGCCTTAATCGCTACCTATAACATACATTGGTTCTACATTTTAGTTTGCCCTTTCGGGTCACGATAACTATCTTACTCCTTACGGAATCGAAGATATAATCATACTCTCTTGAGCCTTAGTGATTATAAGTCGAGACAATGTGCAATTGCTTGCCTTATCATCTCAGTCGTAACTCTTCTTTGATAACTTGTAGCTTGAGGTATGTATAACTCTCTTTATAACGCTACTTTACCGAACTTACAGAAACTAGGTTTCTTTATTTAGTGTATGCGTGCTAATCAGAATTGCTTCATGGGGGTTGCAGTTGCCGTAGCCCATCCAGCCCTTATAGAACTGGTTCATAGCCCTTGAAAGATAGTTTCTAGCCAAGCCTACCACACTTCAAGGATATAGTTGCGTATTAACCACTAGTTAGCTTTACTAATGACTAACACTATTATCGTTCCAAATTCAATTATTAATTCTTGTTATGAAAACCACTATCCTGCAGCTGTGGTATATCAATAGTCTTAATTATATGCTTATATGCTAACAAAGCATCTTCAGCCTCATCGAATTCTATCCAAGCAGTATCATTCCTATAGCTACCATTTGTAGTAGGAACAACACCAGTAAAGAATAACTGTATAGAATGAGTCTTAGCATTAAAATCTATACTCTGTACTAATGATAAATTGTATAATATACCTTTAATTCTTACCCACATTGATGACTCCTCATATGTTAAATATTGGGGCTACACGGTCACTGGCGTTCCAACCTTTCGGTGAACTAGGCCATGATTACGTTATCTCAGCACGTAGTTTGTGCTATCGCCCCAAAAAGTTATTAGCTACCACTTTATACTAATGGTTAACAGTACAGCATAATGCAGCATGTTTCGAGACCATGTTTGTAGAATACAAGTACTATAATATATGTAGCATACAAGTAGTTACCACACAGTTATTAGTTGTATAGTACAAGTACTTATTAGTTGTATCATACAAACAATTCTACACAGTTCAAGAAGCATGCTGCTGTATGTAATGGTATAAAAGGGGGAATAAATCCCCCAATTATTACTAGCAGTTAGCTCCTACGGCATCAATAGCCTTCTGTAGCTTCCAACCACTAGAAGTCATCTGCTCCATAACCTTCTGCAAATGGTCTTGTGCCGCCTTGACCTCATCCTCATTCATCTCTGTTGTAATAACAAAGTAATGCACATCCGATATAGCACGGGCAAGTCTATTAAACTTAGCACGGCCACGCACTGGACTCAAATCAATCTGCAGAATAGCCCTGCATAGTTTCTTTAGTTCATCAAGCATCTTAGCTCTCCTTTAAGGATTATTATTAATTAACATAAATATATTAAAATGAAAAATAACGTAAAACGTATATACGAAAAACACTTATCAAGTGTAGTAGGTAATAAGAAACACCCTATTTCAAAATCATGCTACTGTTGACTTACACATGGGCATTTTTGTATATTCGTGCTACTTTTTTAAGAAAAGAAAAGAAAGTTGAGTAAAGAAAAGAAAAGAATAGGGAGATATAGTATATATAATATAATATATATAATATATATATAGCATACATGGAACAACTGGTAATACAAAAGAATAGAACTTGTGGTGGTTGCTATTTAGAAAATAATAATAGATGCTATTGGTTCGTAAAGAGGAACAATGAATCTAAATCTAAGTATATTCCTGCTGATGTATTTAGTAAAGGATGTTCAAAATATGAATTAAATATAGATAGTATTGAAGAATCTGAATTACTGCTAAAACTAATTGATGTATTTGATGGCGAGATAATTGGTAATAAATTCACACCAACCAAGAAAAAGACTTATTATAGTAAAACTAATAAAAAGAAAGAATGGTGGAAACAAAAATCAAAACACAAATACACAGAAAGAAAGGATTGGTGAGATAAATGGCTGTAAATATCGATTTCATATCACACTTGCCAATGGAGCTGCAAGAGGATATTCTAAGAACTCTTTCCAAGAGGATGGATAAAGATTCTCCTTTAGAGATTGATGATATAGTCTATTTCGTAGAAGAACCTGTAGTTATGTTAATAGAAAAACTGACAGAAGATTGCATTAAATACAAAAAGAAAATAGAAGAGATTAGTGGAATACAAAAAAATTAAAGGAAATCGTCATTATATTTATGACAGTAAAGAGGAGTTTTGTCAGCATATAGCTCATCTTGAAGGATTGAGATATACTGATAAAAAGGTAGTAGATAATTGGAGGGATGGTAATGAAGGTGATTGGGTGATGAGTGATGATGACAGGATAATCCAGTTATTAAAAGTAGCTGATTTAAATCATCCTAATGACAGAAAGAACTATAAGTGGGCAAAGAACTATGTAAGAACTGTTGTAGGTACATTTGTTAACAATAAGAATACTTTCATGGATACAGACTTTGACCAACATCCTAACAGATATACTTTTTCTAAAAAGATTAAGTATACAAATACGAGAGTTAAAAAACGTAAGAAGGTAACAAATAATGAAAAGATATTCGCTGTTAATGTCGTTTCTGGTATGGGTCCAGTTAAAGCTTACATGGATGCTTTTAAGAATAATGCAGATGAAAAAAGAGTTAAAAAGAAAGCGTTAGTGCTTTTAAAACAGGAGAGGATTATGTCTGAAATAGAAAAATCGGTATTAGACGTTGCTAAAGAATTAGGCGTTGACCACAAATATGTACTGAATAGACTTAAATGTCTTTCTGATAATAGTGAAGATGATAACATTATACTGCAGTCTACAAAAGAACTAGGTAAGATTATTGGTACATCAGTAAACACAGTAAAACACAAAGAAGTAGGTGTCTTTGGTATGTTCCAAGGGTTCTCACCAGAGCAATTAGATACAGCTAAACAAGTTGCTCTTCCTTCAAAGGAGAAATAATATGCCACAAAAAGCAAGACCAGGTGAAAAAACAATTCTTCAAGCTCTGTCTGAGCTTGCGGGGTATGAAGATATAAGGACTTCTGAAGACTTAGGTAAATTATCTGAAAGTGAAATATTCTCTGAATGGGTATTACCTGCTGTAACAGGAGCAAGTGCTGAGACAGATGAGTATCAACCGGGAGCATTAGACCTTGCTTTTACAGTCCCAGTTGTAGGGGGTAGTTTAAAGACTGGATTTAAATTAGCTAAAGAAGCTGCTAAAAGAGTAGGGAGTGCTTATAGAAGAGCAGTTAGACCAAAAGTATTCCCTCAAAAAGATGAATTGTTAAGAGAATCTGCTGAATCTATAGAACCTCTCTCATTAGAAGATATTTTTGTAACTGGAGAAAATATGGGAGATGCAATAAGAAGAATGAACGAATTTGGTGGGTACGATGTTGTACAACAAAGATTAAGTAGAGCTAGAGGTGGTCCTTTGACTGGATTGAGTTCTGAAGAAATAGCTCAAAATACTCGTAGTCAATTATCAGAATTGACACAAAGATTAGATGAAATCCAAACACAACGACCTGCTACTCAATCTACTAGAGGTGTATCTGAAGCTGCTGAAGAGTTTTTCAGAGAGCACCCAAATCTTAGACTAGACATATCTCAACTTGCTGATAATCCTGAAGGCAGTTTTGCAAGAAGAAGACCTCCTCAAACTTTGATTGGAACAGTTGAAAGTAATGTTGATGAAATATTAAATGAAGTTCGTTCAAATATGGGGAGAATTACAAGAGACCAAGCTCAGGCAATAATTGATGATATTGGATTTGAAGGATGGGAGCATCATTCTAGGGAATTAAGAGCATTACCTTCAAGTGAAAGAGAGTTACTACACAAAAATTTCATGGCTAAATATAGAGAGGCTGGTGTAATTATTGGTGAAAAAGCAGCTGGTAGATATAAATCACCTAATTATAAATTTAGCACTGGTCTTGGTGAAGAGAAACTTAAATGGACAAATAGTAGAAGAGGAACTGAACATACCCTTGAGAAATCAGATTGGGGTTTTGGTAACCAAAGGTATGAATTAAAAATAAAAAGAATTAAAAAACCTGGAGACCCTAAATATAGTCTGTCTGGTAATCCTCAAGCTACTTTAAAATTTTCTATTAAAAAAATAACTGATGATACATTAGGTGAGGTATCTCAAATTAGTGGCATATCATTTTTTACGTCAGGTGGTAAGAGAGGTCAAATGTACGCAGGGAGATTAATGGATGATTTATTGAAAAAGATGCCTGAAAATACTGTAATTGATGAAACATCAATGACATTTGATTCATTTTATATGATGTTAAATCAAACTATAAAACATAAGGCTAGTATAATTTTTGATGAAGGATACAGAATTTCCATTGATGCTTCAACTAAAGGTGTATGGTCTAAACAAGTTCGTGGAGCAAGTACTGATAAAGAGAGAGCTCAAGCTATAGATAAAGTAATGCAAGATACTAGAGCAATGATTAATAAAGCTTTTAGCGTTGAAGGTAGTCCTAAATTAAGAGTTGAAGGCGAAGATTTGAGAATTAATCGTATAAGAGTTCACAATGTAATGGGAGCTGTTGCAGTTGCTCTTGGATTCAAAAATAAAGAACAATTAGAAAAACTAATATCCCATGACCCTAAATCTGTAGAAGCACAAATATTTGATAACGAATTCTCTCTTTAGTGTATGTCTAAGAAATTAGATAAATTCGTATATAATGCTAAGTTAGATAGAGTCGTAGATGGCGATACCTGTGATGCATTAATAGATTTAGGATTCGATACTTTTGTAAAGAAGCGCATAAGGTTTGTAGGTGTAGATACTTGGGAATCAAGAACAAGAAATAAAGAAGAGAAAGTAAAGGGCCTAGAAGCTAAAGCATATACTAAAGACAAACTAAAAAATTCAGATGATGGTAAATTCACTTTAAAGTCTCATGGTACTGGCAAGTATGGAAGAGTACTAGGTGAAATATTCATTAAAGGTGAAGAAAGTAGTTTGAATGAACTATTAAAAGAAAATGGACATGCATATGAATATGATGGTGGCAAGAAAAAACAATTTAAGTGAATATAAATACTCAGAACGTATCACAGGCAGAAGAAGTATTTGAATTAGCTAGTAAAGATTTAATATCATTTGGCAAGCTGTTTCTACCTGATGACTTCATGCGCAGCGAAACTCCTCCCTTTCACTATGAAGTATCAGATGCAATAGATGATAAATCTGTTAAGCAGCTTGCTATTATTCTCCCTCGTGGTCATGGAAAGACAGTACTGACTAAAGCTTCAATTCTTAAAGACTTTGTATTTTGCCCTAAAGATGATATGTTATTTTATGCTTGGGTATCAGCAACTCAGAAACTATCTGTTGGTAATATGGATTATATAAAACACCATCTTGAGTTTAATGATAAATTCTTATATTACTTTGGGAAGACTAAAGGAGGCAAGTGGACAGAAGAAGATATAGAATTATCTAATGGGTGTAAATTAATATCTAAATCTAATGTATCTGGTATTCGTGGAGGTGCAAAACTTCATAAAAGATATGACTTAATTATACTTGATGACTTTGAACACGAAGCAAATACTATTTCAAGAGATGCCCGTGATAAGAATGCTAACCTTGTAACTGCTGTTGTCTACCCTGCTATTGAACCTCATACTGGAAGATTAAGAGTTAATGGTACTCCAGTTCATTATGATTCTTTTATTAATAATCTGCTTATAAACCATGATAGAGCTAAATCAGATAATAAAGACTTTGCTTGGAAATTAATTACATATAAAGCTATTACCAAGTCAGGAGAATCGTTGTGGCACTCTTGGTTTCCTAAGAAAAAGTTAGAAGAAAAGAAAAAATTCTATCATGATTCTGGACAAGCTTCTAAATTCTATCAAGAGTATATGATGGAAGTTCAAAGCGCTGAAGATTCATTATGGACAAGAAAACATATAAAATATTGGAAAGGTTTTTATGAATATGGAGCTGATGACAACCAGAGTTATCTTATTATAGACGGTGAAAAATTTCCTGTTAACTGCTTTGTAGGGTGCGACCCTGCTACAGACATTGATACAAAAGAAGCAGATTTCTCTGTTATAATGTGTATCGCAATAGATAGTGATAATAATTTATATACCCTTGAATACGAAAGACACAGGAGTATTCCTACTATAGGAGCTAAAAATGCTGAGAATGAAGTTATAGACAGGAAAGGTGTTGTAGACTACATATTAGAGATGCATCAAAAGTATCATTGTATATCATCTACTGTAGAAGATGTAGCTATGAATAGAAGTGTATTCCAAGCATTGAATGACGAAAGAAGAAGACTAAATAAATTTGATGTAGCTGTTATTCCAGAGAAACCAGGAGGAAGGCAGAAGATAAATCGTATATATAGTGGCCTTTCTGGCAGATTTAGCATGGGAACGGTACATATTAGAGAAAATATGTTTGATTTAACCAACGAAATTGTTACTTTTGGACCTAGAATGGCTCATGATGACACTATAGAGGCACTTTTTTATGCAAACTTGCACTCATTTCCGCCAAATATGAAGAAAAATAAAGAAAATAGTACATGGTTTAAGCCAAAACGTAAAGCAAAGAGCTGGATTGTAGCATAATATAATAAAAAGGAGTAAATAATGCCAAAAGGTAAAGGAACGTACGGGAAAAAAAGAGGAAGACCACCTAAGAAGTCTAGAAAAAAAGCAAATAAAGCTGCTAAAAAGAAGAAGTACTAATGCCAAGATTCGGAAGAAGAAGTAAAGAACGTCTAAAAGGCGTCAATTCAAAACTCGTTAATGTTCTAAATGAATTGATTAAAATCATGGATGTCACTATTATAGAAGGAGTGAGGTCTAAAGAAAGACAAGCAGAACTCCTTGAAAAAGGAGCAACGAAGGTTAAATATTCAAGGCATATGGAAGGTAAAGCTGTAGATTTAGCTCCTTATCCTATAGATTGGGATGACAGAGAAAGATTCCATTACATGGGTGGTATGATTCGAGGCATTGGTAAACAACTTAATGTGAATATTCGATGGGGTGGCGACTGGGACTCTGATGGTGAAATTAAAGATAACAACTTCGATGACTTAGTTCATGTTGAGATAAGAGATTAAAATGTCTTTAATAGGTGATAGAAGGTCATTATTAGATATTGTGACTAGTGGCAAATATAAAACTTCATCAGATATTCCTCAAATGTCTACTACAGGTAAAGTAACTCCAGAGAATTTATCATGGTTATATGAAAGATTTTTCCCAGATAAACAATATGATGTTAAAGGAGGCCCTGGTTTTGCTCTAGAAGCAGTATCTCCTGCTGGAATAATTAAGAAAGCTAATACAGCAAAATCTCTATTTCAGGGATGGAGAGATAATTTATATGCATATGCAGATACACTTAGTAAAAAACAGCGTAAAAAAAGTGGTATAGATGGAATTATTGCGAGGGCTTGGGATGAATTAAGTTATGCAGCTGAAACTAACGATATACCTTTTGTTCAAGGAAAATTGCAATCTATTAATAAACATGAAGGATTTAATAAGTTTGTTAAAGTACCAGATATTACTACTGAAGGAGTTGCTGGAGGAGCTGCAAAACAAGCTAAGAAAGTAAGAGGTGCTCCTATTGAAGAACAACAAAGAATTGCGAATAGGCAAAGTCGTGATTTAGCAGCTGAAAGAAGAGCAAAATCTAAACAAAAAAGAATAGATAAAGGCCTCGAAAGAGGTTCACGAAGGTCAGGAAAATATTAATGGCAAGAAAAACACAAAAGACAAAAGCTGGAAAGAATAAACAACTGTGGGATAGAGCGAATACATCATATCGTTCTAAATGGCAGTCAATATCTCAGAAAGGTTATGATTTCTATCTTGATGAGCAATTAACTAAAGAAGAAATAGAAGTATTGCAAGAATCTGGGATGCCTACATTCACAATTAATAGGGTAACTCCTATTGTTGAGATAATGAAATACTTCGTTACTGCTAATAATCCTAGATGGAAAGCAGTAGGTGTAACAGGAGATGATACTGATATTGCACAAGTTCATTCAGATATAGCAGACTATTGCTGGCATCTGTCTAATGGTAAATCTATATATAGTCAGGTAGTTCTTGATAGTCTTACTAAAGGTATTGGATACTTTATGGTAGATATTGATGCTGACCAAGATAGAGGGATGGGAGAAGTTATATTCAGTAGAGTTGACCCTTATGATGTTTATGTAGACCCTTCTAGTAGAGATTTCTTATTTAGAGATGCTTCTTTTATTACAGTTAGGAAGAATCTTACAAGAACTCAGTTAATAAATATGTTTCCTGAGTTTAAGACAAAGATTAAAAAAGCAGCAGGTGCTTCTGAAGTAGTTTCATATTCACAAAGAGATATTGATTTATCAGCTAATATACAAGGTGAAGATATTACAATGGGTATTAAGCCTGATGGAGAAGATGATGATATAATCCCATACTATGAGACATATACTAAAGTAAAGCATGCATATAGGAATGTTTTTATACGAGTAAAACCTTCTGAAGAGCAGATGGAAACTATAAGAATGGAAGTTGAAGAGAAGTTAACTGACTTCCAAAAAGAGATAGAAGTTGGTCTTATAGAAAAACAAATGCAAATAGAACAAGCTGTACAAGCTGGTGAGATTATTCCTGAAAGAGGTAAATTAGAATTAGAAAGAGCTCATAAGATGGCTGCTCAAGCTCTAGAAGAACAGAGAATGCAGTTAATGTCAGAAGCTCAAGATAAAGCAACTATCATTGACCAACAAATAATGACAGAAGCTAATTATAAGATTTTACAGGAAAGTGAAGGTATTGTAGATGCAATTCCATTTTATGAGAACAGAGTGCATCTTACTTGTACAGTAGGTGACGATGTTTTCTTATATGAGAGAATATTAGAGATTATGGAGTATCCTATTATTCCTATTCCTTATATGTATACAGGAACTCCGTATCCTATGAGTGCTGTGACTCCTATGATTGGTAAGCAACAGGAAATCAATAAAGCTCATCAAATCATGTTACATAATGCTAACTTAGCTTCTAACTTGAGATGGATGTATGAAGAAGGTTCAGTACCTGAAGAAGAATGGGAAAGATACTCATCAGCACCCGGTGCATTATTAAAGTATAGACAAGGATTTGCAGCTCCAACTCCTATATTACCAGCTCCTATTAATAATGCTTTCTTTACTGTAGTACAACAAGGAAAGTCTGATGCTGAATATATAGCAGGTGTTCCTTCAGCTATGATGGGATTTACTCAAGAACAACCTGAGACATATAGAGGATTACTCGCAAATGATGAGTTTGGTACTCGTAGATTAAAAGCATGGATGGGTTCTATCGTAGAACCTGCTCTTGAACATCTTGGTAAATGTTTCCAGATGATGGCTCAAAATCATTATTCTGTAGAAAAGGTATTTAGAATTGTACAACCTGAAGCTGGTCAGGCTCCAGACCAAGAAAAAGAATCAAGGATTAATATTCCTATTTATAATGATTATGGTAAAGTAATTAGTATGTATAAAGATTATTCTAACGCAAGGTTTGATGTAAGACTTATAGCTGGAGCAACAATGCCTGTTAATAGATGGGCCCTTCTTGAAGAATACTTCAGATGGTTCCAAGCAGGATTAATAGATGATATTGCGATGATAGGTGAAACAGACATTAGAAATAAGAAAAGTATTGTTGAAAGAAAATCAATGTATTCACAGATGCAACAACAAATGTCATCTATGGAAGAAGCATTGAAAGACAAAGAAGGAACTATTGAAACATTAGAGCGTCAGTTAGTACAAGCTGGTATTAAGATGAAGATTGGAGATGCTGGTAATGAGATTCGTAAAGATGTATTAGATACAGAAGCTCAGCAAAAACTACTCAGAGGTATGATGAAAACAGAATTTGACAAAGCAAAAGCTGAGTTGCAAATGGCTAAAAAATTAGGAAATGAAGAAAGTAAAGAGTAGTTGTATCATACTATTTACCATTATTATATTTTGAACAATAAAAAGGATAGCAAATGGAACAAGAACAAGTAAGCAACGCCAATACGGCCCCTGAAAGTAATGTCCAAGAGACCACATTTGATGTTGATGCCTCTGATGACTTTTTTAGCTCATTAGACACATCCGTCAATGGTGGTATTCAAGACGACCCCGAACTTATACAGACAACCTCAGTACAAGGTGATAATACACCACAGAGCCCTAGTGAAGTTCAGCAGCAAGGCGAAGACGCTTTGCAAAAGAGGTATAGTGATTCAAGTAGAGAAGCTAAAAGATTAAACGGACAGCTTAAGGAAATTGAACCATATATGCCTATACTCGATGCAATGAGAGAAGACCCTAATTTAATTCAGCATGTGCGGAATTACTTTGAGGGTGGTGGTCAAGCTCCTCAGACAATGACAGAAAAACTGGCGTTACCTGAAGATTTTGTATTCGATGCTGATGATGCTTTCAGCACTCCTGACTCCGATTCAGCGAAAGTGCTAGGTGCAACGGTAGACGGTATTGTGCAACAAAGGCTAAATGGTGCTTTGAAAACACAGAAAACTGAAAACCAGAGGTTAGCTAAAGAGACAGCTTTTCGTCAAAAACATGAAATGACAGACGATGAGTGGACAACATTTGTTGACTTTGCTAAAACCAAATCACTTGAACTAGAAGATATTTATTATCTAAAGAATCGACAGAATAGAGAAGCTAATATAGCTGATAGTACTAGAGAACAAATGGCTAGTCAAATGCGCAAAGCGCAATCACAGCCTCGTTCTTTAGCTACAGCAGGAAGCACTCCAGTCGAACAATCTCCAGACGACTCAGTATTTGATGCCATAGCAGGACTTGACTCCGAATTAGACTCGGCATTTGGCTAAATAATAGCTAAGTGCCTTAATTTAAAATAAGGAGAAGGCTAAAATGGCTGACTTATTCTCACTCGAGTCAACCGCTGATATCGGTGGTGGCGCGGCGGGTTCCAGACTTGGAACTAGTCTAGACACTGGCGTTCTTCGCAGAAAGTATAACTTTGGAGATAGAGTTTCGGAGCTAAATATAGCTTCAGACCCTTTCTTCCGATTTGTATCTAAAGTTGCGAAGAGACCAACGGATGACCCTGAGTTTAAATTCACAGAAAGACGACCTTCCTTTCATAAACGGTATTCATACATTGTAGCTCATCAGGCTGCATCTTCTGGTCAACACAGTGCTGTTGATACTGAAGCAACTGCAGCAGCTGGTTTATTAAATGCTACAGATGAATTATGGTTACTTATGGGTACTGATTATGATTATAGAGGAAATAAAGGCAATAGATATGGTCAAACAACTAATGATGAAGTAAAAGTTGGTGACAATTATACTATGCCTAAGTTCTTTCTTCCAGACCAGATAGTTAAGTTAAATCTTGGAGCTGATGGTGTTCCTGGAACACAAACAGAGTATTGCCTTGTAAAGGTAATTGAACTAGGAAGCACGGTTGGTACTGATGAATATTTGAATATTAAAGTAAGAGTAGTTAGAGAACCTGCAAGTGTTGGTTCTAATCTTGACTTTTGTTCTTATTCAACAGCTTCATTATCACTAGATAATGTATCAATCGCTGGTAGTAGTATTTCAAGTACTCTTGAGGCAAAGAGGTGTTATGTAGTAGGTACTGCTCACGCTCAAGGCTCAGGTTACCCTGAAACATGGAAAGACCAACCTTTCTCGACTGGATATGGACGCACTCAAATTTGGAAGACTGCGATGGCAATGGATAACACTACTCGTGCTACCGTGCTAAAGTATGAAGCAAATGAGTGGGCTCGTGTTTGGAAAGAAAAGTTGATTGAACATAAATGGGATATTGAACAGAGCATTCTGTTTGGTTCTCAATACGACTCAGGTGATGAGTGGTATACACAAGGTGCTGTTGATTTTATTTCAAGTTATGGTAACGTGTTTAGTTTGACACACGCAACTAAAACACAAGACGATTTCTTGGATGACATGAGCAGTTTCTTAGACCCACGACACAATAATGCAAATGCATCATTGTTCTTTGTGGATACAGCAACATATAATTGGCTCCATAAATTGAGTGGATATTTCTCGAATAATATTGAGGTATCTTCAAATTTTAGAGCAGATATGTCGTTAACTGCTAAAAAGAAGGTATTTGGAGTGGATATTAGTGTTATTTCTACACCTTTCGGTGATATGAATGTAACACGGAATATTCATTTAGATGGACATCCAATTAAGATTCTTGCCGTCAACATGAAGCACTGTAAATACAGACCTCTTGTTGGTAATGGTTTGAATCGTGATACTGCAGTCTATGTAGGTGTCCAAACCTTAGAAAACAGTGGCGTTGACCGTAGGGTTGACTTAATTCAAACAGAAGCTGGGATGGAATGGCAAATGCCTGAAGCTCATGCTTACTGGTCGTAAGGAGGTATGAATAATGAGTATACCTTTATATGGACAAAATAAAGATGGTGATGCATTAGATAGTGTTGCTCTTAGTCGCGGTTATACGAAAATAGCGGCAGGTGTAACACTTGATGGGTCAGAAGGAGGCGTAATTCATATAGCTGATGCTGATGCTTGTGCTATTGTTCTTCCTACAATTTCAGCAGCTATTAATGGGGTTGAATACAAGTTCATTATGGCTAATGATGCTGGTGGAAGTATCACTATAACATCTAACGATTCTGCTGGTAATTACTATCAAGGAACTCTTGCAGTTCATCAAGTTGATGCCGATGATGGTTTTGCAGCCAATGGTAGTTCAAATAATATTATTACTATGAATGCTACAACAACTGGTGGCTTACTTGGTTCTGAAGTAAATGTCAGAGCTATGTATAGAGTTGGTTGGGCAGTATGGGGTAATGTGTTTGGAACTAATGGTACTGCAGCAACTCCGTTTAGCGGTTAAGGGGGTTCCTAATGGCTAAATTAGGTGCAAGCGCTGGTTGGTCTGGCAATTATTGTGAAGACCTGACAGCAACCAAATCATTAGCTCCATCTGATTCAGGTAAGGTGTTTTTTCTTAATGCTACAACTGAGTTTACAACAACTCTTCCTTCAGTTGCTGATGCAGGTGCAGGTTGGAATTGTAAGTTCATTGTAAAAGCGGCTCCTGATGGGGACGATTATGTTGTTACAGAGAAAACATCGGCAGATACTAATGTCATTATTACTAATGGCATTAATGAGTTAGAAGTTGATACGACTAATGATGGACCAAGCAATACAGGCCATACTACAATTACTTTTGCTGATGGCGTTGCTATCGCAGGTGATTATGTAGAAGTCTTATGTGATGGTACTAACTATTATGCTACTGGACAGACTAAAGCTGACGGTGGAATAACACTTGCTTAATCTAAACAGATAAAATAAGGTGATTGCTACTCCTTGATATTTTTCAGCTTCCTTTCTAATATTGGGGAGTGGCATAACCTTATAAAGATAAAATATGGCAACATTTGAAGCTCAAATAAATGGATTAACAGGGCTAGGTGCAACTCTTAGTGCATCAACTACTCCAACTGATGATGAATTAGACCAATTCTTAAAAGATGGCGTTATTGATGTAACTTCAAAGCATTTGGCAATTAGGCCTCAAGATGCTACATTGTTTGGAAGAGAAACTTCTATTAGTGATTCTCAAGGAGTTAGCGTAGGAGGTGCTAAGATTATTTCTGTAATGAGAGAGGCTGGAGCTGATGGTTCTTCTGATGGTAGTGAAGCTTGGGAACCTTGTAGAGAAATCCCTTTGTCAATGCAGTCAAGAGTTGTAGATACTACTAGCTTGAATTATGCATCAAAATACAATCCTGCTTATACTTTAAATAGTGATAAAACAATTAATGTATATCCTGTGCCTTCTAGTAATAATGGATTTAAAGTTTTTTATGTGAATGAAGAACCACGAGATATAACTAATAATGCAGCATTAACACACGCTCATTCAAATATTAAATATTTTCCAAATGATAAAGTTTATTTAGTAGTTATATATGCTGCTATTAAATCTTTAGAATCTAAATTAGTATTTTATACAATAGAAGAGGAAGATGAAGAATTGGTAAGAGCTTTACAAGCGAGTTTACAACAATTACAAGTTACTTATAACTCTGGTTTCTTACCAGACAAGAATTATGAAGCTGCGTTACAATCGCAGTCTCAACAAAGAGGACAAAGAGCGTGACAGTACAAGAAATAATGGAAAGAACAGGTCTTAAAGAGACTGGTCTTGCAAAAGCATGGATAAAAGATGCTGTTCAGATTATAAGGTCTTCATATCCTGAGCATATCAAAATAGATAAGCAAAATATCATTGATGGTGAAAGAGAATACATTTTACCTGCAGATATGATTTCATTGTTATCTATATCTGTTAAAGATACTACTGATAAAAAGTATAAGAAAATTAGACGAATATCTAATGATATTGTTATTAAAGAAGATACGGACCCAGAATAATGTCATATGATACAGATAGAAATTGGATGTATTCATTATCAGGAAGGCATATTCATCTATGGCAGTGGACAGAAACAGGAGCTACTGATACAGTAGGTAGTTATAGAGTAAAACTCCCTGATGAATACTATGGTAAACAACTTATATACCCTAATGAAGATATAGCAAGTGGTCTTAGGGTTGAATACACTGCTTTTTCAGAACCATTTATATCTAAAGCATTAGAAGATACAAGCTCTAGAGCATCTGGGACTGATATATCTTTTTCTACTACAGTTCTCACAGGAGCTGGTACAAATGATGGATTTGCAATCGGTGATAGAGTAAGAATCATAGGGTCTGCTAGTAATGATGGAGATTATACATCAACTAATGAAGATGATAATACCCTTACATTCCCATCGTCTACATTTACAGCTGAAACTGCTGGTGAAAGTATTACAGTATACCAAATACCTAAATCTGTAGATGATACTGATGTAGATGAGTCTTCTCATATTAATCTCAATAGGATGCTAAGTTTAGCTGCTATAGATTATATTAGAGCTCAAATGAAAGAAGCTACTGGAGACTTACAAGGTAAAGAGTATTGTATGAGAGAATTCTGGAAAAAGGTAGGTGATAATGAAAGCAATAAAAGAAATATTTCTATTAGTTTTCCTGCTTCACCTTTCGCAATTAAATAAGTAACTTACAGTGCTTGTATAAGGAGCATCTCGCCTCGCAAGACAAGCATAACAATTAAAGGAGAACAACATGGCAAACCTTCAAAAACACAGAGCACACGAATCCCTCAATATAGATACATCTGCAGGATGGACAATTTTAACAGCATTAACAGCCGCCGTAAGTGGTGGAAGTACAGTTCAAAAAGATGTTAGTTCTTATAATCAAATAGGAGTTTATTCTGTTAGCGAAGATGTTTATTTTAGCTTTACAGATACAACTGGTACTGCTATAGTAACAGCTAAAGATTTAGTATTACCGGCTTCTACATTATCTTTTCTTAAAGTACCAAAAGCCCTTGGTGAAACAATATATTTTACAGTATTAAGTACAAGTGGTAGTGCTACTTCATCAGTTAAAATTATAGGAATGTAGGAGTCGAATATGAATAATGGATTTGGACATTCAATAACAAAGAATTTTAGTACAGGCGGTACAATATCTGGCGACCTGACCATTTCAGGTGATTTAACTGTAAGTGGTGGTGGAGACTTTGCATATTCAGAAGTATTAACTGGTGATATGGCGATTACCAATACAGCGAATACTATTGGTTTGACAATAAATACAAGTGGAGCTGCAACTGCTTTACTTGTAAACCAAGATAATACTGCACATAAATCAATATCAATCGATAGTCTAACTGCAACTAATTATTCTTTGCATATTAATAATCCAGCTCAAACAACTGCTTCTGTATTTGGCATAGAAGAAGCTAATGTTTTGCAAACTGGTTCAATAGTGCATCTTGTTAGTAACTCCCCACATACAGGTACAAGAACACTATTTAATTTAAGTAATGATAATACAGCGGCTAC